CAGAAGCAGTTGAGCCGACACCAGTGGTAGAAGAAAAGAATAATGAGGAAGTATTAAAGGCAATTAAGCAATTTAACAATCTATTTAAAAAGTAAAAATGGAAAATTTAATCAACGAAATGGCTGAGAACCTTAAAGGTTTTCAAGCTAATGCAGAAGCTCAAATTAAAGAGGTATCTGCACAAGTAACTGTTGTAAAAGACGAGTTACAAAAACAAATTGACTCTCAATTAGCTACACAAAAGAAAGCAGCTAAGAAAGAAGTTAAGTTTATGGATGAAGTTATCTTAGAGAAATTAGATGGTAACTTTGACGCAATGGAAAAGTCTTTAAAGAATAGCGGAAAATTCCGTTTAGACTTATCTGATGTTAAGACAATGACTTTAAGTGGTAACTTAACTGGTGATTCTCAAGCATCTTATGCTCCGAACCCAGCTATCCAACCAGCTCAAAGCATCAACTTTAGAGATTTGATTCCTACAGTAAGAAGCGAAACTGGATTGTATGTTTACTATCGTGAGAATAGCGGTTTGACTAACAACATCGCTGCTCAAACTGAAGGTTCTGATAAAGGTGAGAACAACTACTCTTTGACTGAAGTTAAAGTAGTAAACGATTACTTAGCTGGTTTCTCTACATTCTCTAAGCAAATGTTAAAGTCTTTACCATTTATGACACAGACTTTACCAAGAATGTTACAAAGAGATTTCTTCAAGGCTGAGAACTCTGCATTCTTTACTGCGGTATCTGGTGCTGCAACAGGTTCAACTACAACTGCTGAAACTAACGATTTGTTACAATTAGTAGATTATATCGCTAACCAAAAGACTGCGAACTTTGTTCCTTCTTATGCTTTAGTATCTCAAACGCAAATGGGTCGCTTATTGAAAGCAACTATCGCTGCTGGTTACTATGCTGGTGCTGGTTCAGTTGTTGTTAACCCTAATGGTGGTATCACAATCTGGGGAGTTCCTGTAATTTCTGCATCTTGGGTAACTGATGACAAAGTATTGATCTTTGATTCTGCATACTTAGAGAGAGTTGAAGTTGAAGGATTAGCTATTGAGTTCTCTTATGAGAATGGCGAAAACTTCCAAAAGAACTTAGTAACTGCTCGTATTGAGTGTTACGAAGACATCAACTTAATGTTGACTACATCTGCAATCTATGCTGATATGGGTAACGTAGGTTAATTCTAAGGATTAGTAAATAATGACCCCTGCCAATTCGGTGGGGGTTTTTTATTGGAATAAATTAAGTAATTTTGTAAAAAAAGGGTATGTCTTATAATAATTATATTAATGACTTTAGTGCCGTTCCTATCGCACCAATAACAGAACCAGTTACTTTAGCAGAGGCGAAATTGTATTGCCGTGTTACTACAAGTGCTGAAGATACTTTGATTACGTTAATGATTACACAAGCAAGAGAAGCTATTGAAGTGGCAACAGGATTGAGTTTGATACCAAAAGACATAACTACTTACTTTAACAATGTGAGTGGTAATTTTGACATTCCATTTGGACCAGTTGACATTGATACGTTTGAGTTGTTTGATATGGAGCAAGATGCTTTAGAGATTACAACACCTAACTTACAATTAATAGGCAATGAGTTCCCTAAATTAGTTTCACCAAGATATGCCAATTTAAAGGCTACTTATGAAGCTGGTTACACAACTATCCCTAAAGACCTTAAATTAGCCATATTAGATCAAATTAGCTACGATTACGAGAATAGAGGCTTAGATGGTGATTCTGGTATTTGTGAGAAATCGTGGAAAGCGTGTCAAAGATGGACAAGAATAAGCCCAATTTTATAATATGAAGTTAGGAAAAGCGAAAGCAAACTACGTTGATGCCAACACGATGACCCGTGAGGTTGGAATCTATGCTCCAACAAGGACAAGTGATGGTCAAGGTGGATACACAACCACATTTGCCTTACAAAGCACAGTTTGGGGTGATTTAAGACCAGATAATCAAAATCGTGCAATAGATGACTTGGAATTGCAATTTGACCAAAGGAATAGGCTCTATATTCGTTTTGGGGTTAACATAAACGATTCCTACGAGGTTGATGTTGAAGGTTCAAGATACACAATACATTCCATTAAGAACGTAGAGAACCAAAATAGGTTCTTGGAGTTAATAATTTACAAGTAATGGCATTTAGCGTTAACTTAAATGGACTAAAAGACATTCAAGATGCTTTAAAGAACATTGATGGGAAATTAAAGCAAGATGTTGGGGATGAGATTAACGCTTCGGCTTTAAAGATATTAACCGATGCCAAAAGACTTGCACCTGTCAATTTCGGACAATTAAGGAATCAAATAGCTTTAGTACAAGAAAGCCAATTAACATTTGGGGTTGAATCAAAGGCATCTTATTCGCCATATGTAGAATTTGGTACTGGTCCACAAGTAAATGTTCCAGCTGACTTTACATCCTATGCAGCACAATTTAAAGGTCAAAAAGGCGGTAAGTTTAAGGACTTTGTTGATGCTTTGACTTTGTGGGTTAAGCGAAAAGGTATTGGCGATGGCAAAAATGATAGAGGATTAGCTTATGTTATTGCAAGGAGTATATTACAAAAAGGGATGCGACCTCAACCTTTTTTAATACCTTCGTATGAAACGGAAAAGCCAAAATTAATACAAAGACTAAAAAAATTGTTAGATGTTAAATCCTAATATAGAAATAAAAAAGTGGTTTTATACTAACTTGACAAGTGCGAGTGGATTAGTCGTTTACGATGGTTTTGCTCCAGAAGGTGCAGGTGATGAGTATATTGTAATGACAGGTAGAACATCAAGCCAAGATCAAGGCAAAGCTGGATATACAAATAGTATTTCAATCGTAGTTGATATTATTACAAAAAATGCTAACTTTGGTTATAAACGTGCTGAAGCAATAAGCGATTTAATATTAGAAGATATAAACTCGGATACAACAATAACCTTATCAAATGGTTTTGGTGCATCAAGTTTAAGTGTAGAAAGTATTAGAAATTTAGATGGCTTAAATCCTTTAGATAACGTTTTTAGAGTATTGATAACTTATAACATAATAATAACTCAAATTTAAAATTAAATAAAATGGCAGAAACAAAAGTAAGCGGTAGAGATTATATCCTCTTAGCTGACATAAACAATGATGGAACATTCAAGCCTGTTGCTTGTTTGACTACAAACTCTTTAACATCAACTAATGACACAATAGATGCAACTTCTAAGTGTGGCAACGAGTACACTCCAGCACCTTCTTTTTCTCAATCTTTTGATTGTGAAGGTTTTGCAATTGATGAAACAGGTACACCATCTAAAGATAGCTACCAACAATTATATGCTGCTCATGCTGCTAAAACTTTATTCGCAATTAAGATGGGTAAAGCAACTCCAGCTGCAGGTGATATTACTTATGGTGGTGCTGGTTCTTTAGTGTTTATTAGCGATTTCGGTGTAACTGCAGATGATAAAGATGATGTTAAATTTACTGCAACTTTCGTAGTAAGTGTTCCTCCTATTGCACAAACTGAAACTGTATAATAAATAAAAAACTATGTACGAATTAAAGACTGACAACAACACGATCCACCTAAAGTGGGGAACTTGGGCTATGAAAAGGTTTTGCGAATTAGAGAATAAAAATCTAATGCAGCTAATTGAGGTTTTATCTGGAGGGGTTTATGACTTAGATACAATCGTTCATATTGTACAAGCCGCAGCAGAAAGTGGATGCAAGAGCCTTAAAAAGCCTATTGACTTTGATGAATTTGAGGTGTGCGAATGGATAGATCAAGTTGGTGGACTATCTGCAAAAGATGGACAATTAGTTGAGTTTATGAAATATATGCAAGACTCAATGACTCCAGATTTAAAGCCAGAAAAGGAAACGGACGAAAAAAAAAATTAGGGTTTTATAGTTGGGACTCAATAATTATTCTCGCTATTGAAGTTGGCTTAACGATTAACGAGTTTTGGCAATTGACGTGGCGAGAATTTTTATTATATAAAACGGCTTATCAAAACAAGGAAGTAAGGGAGTGGGAAAGAACAAGAATGGTGGCTTATTTGATTTATAAAGTAAATACAAGTGAGAAAAGTCCAAAGAGCTTAAAATCGTTTTTTCCTTTGCCAAGTGATGAAGTTGAAGATGATAAGCCTAAACTGACACAAGAACAATTGGCAAGGACATTAAAGTTGTATGGAGTAAAATAATAAAATGGCACAAGAAACGTTAAAAATTACGATAACCGCAGACAATCAACAAGCGGTACAAAATATTCAACAAACAGTTACCGCAACAAATCAATTGGGTACTGCTTTTAGAACGTTGCCAAGTACAAGCAATTCAGCTACTTATGCTTTATCAAACTTATCAAGGGTTGCACAAGATGCTCCTTATGGATTTATAGGTATTGCGAATAACTTAAATCCTTTATTAGAATCATTCCAAAAGTTAAGTAAAGAGGCTGGAGGTTCAGGTGCTGCTTTGAAAGCAATGGCAGGTGGTTTAATGGGTCCAGCTGGTATTGGGTTAGCTTTGGGTGCGGTATCATCTTTAATAGTTGCATTTGGTCCAAAATTAGCTGATTTCATAAGTGGAACAACTGAAGCATCTAAAGCAGAAGATAAGTTTGCACAAAGTTTAAGAGATGCAAGAGCCGAAGCAAGTGAAACAGGAATAAGATTACAAGCATATTTAACAATAAGTCAAAATGCAAATGTAAGCGAAGAAAGGAGGGCAGAGGCATTTAAAGCGGTTGTAACTGAATTAAGTAAGGTGAATAAGGCTTATGCATCAACTATTACAACTGTTGACCAAGCAAGAGGAGCAGTTGAATTATATACACAAGCATTAGTAGCACAAGCAATTACTACAAGATATATTGATGAAATTGCTAATAAGACAATTGCTTTAGCTGAAGCCAATAAAAGAATAATACAAACAGGAAGGGAATATTACGCAACTTTAGAGTCAACTAAATTAGCAATTAATGGTTATGCAGATGCTTCGGTTTATCAAGCAAGTGCAATTGCTAAAGCAAAGGATGCTAATATTGATGCTCGTAATGAAGCATTGGCATTAAGAAGTGGAATTATAGGATTAAAAACTTCAGTAAATGATTTATATGTTGCTACATCAAATAATCCTTTCTTTAATTTTATTAAAGGAGCAGATGATACAACAAAAGCAACTGATAAAGCAACTAAAAGTGTTGAAAAATTAGCAAAACAAGCAAGGGTTTTAAAGGTTAGTACAACTCAAATTATACAAACCGAAAATGAAATAAAAACACCTGCAACACCAAATAAGCTAAGCAAGGATTTACCAATGTTTGCGCAACAATATAATGCTGAACAAATATTTAAAAATGAAGCGGCATTAAAAGCATACAATACTCAATTACAATTAGCAAACGGAATTACTGATACAATTACACCAGCATTTGAAGCAATGTTTCAAGCTATGGCAAATGGTGAAAATATAGGTAAAGCATTAG